CCGTCTCCTCCACATCCGAGATCGCGCCGATGCTGCCGGCGCCCTCGAAGACCTTTCCCGCCCAGTCCAGCGGGCCGAGCCCGGTCCAGACGCGAAAGGGCCCGGTGGCGAAGTCGAGCTCGACCAGCACCACCGGCGTGGCGATCGGCGCCGTGGCCGCGGCGGCCGCCTGGTTGCTCAGGCGTGGGGTGCCGGACATTAGAGAGCTTCCTCCAGGCGGATGGTCACCGCTGCAAAGGGGCCGGGCCGGGTCGGGTTCGCGGCCTCGTCATCGGAGACCAGCCGCATCGGCACGCTCGGCAGGGAGAGGATCAGCGGCTCGCCCACCACGACCGCGGCGCGCAGCGGCGGCGCGATGGCGATGGTGGCGGTGCCCGCGCCCGAGGCGGCGACCGCGGCGGTGGCGATGTAGAGCCGGCCGCCAAGCCCGATGTAGTCGCCGGCGCCGACCGCCACCGTGCTCGGCCACCAGCCTTGCGTGACGATGGACAGCGCGCCACGCGGCGCGCCGGCCGCGAGCGAGGGATTGCCGGAGCCCACCACCAGGCCGGTCCCATCGGTGAAGATGGTCGCGTCCGAGAAGCTGTAGGGCCCGGTCGGCACGTCGCCCTGGCTGCGCGGATCGCCGGTGCGGTACTCCCGCCGCCAATCCCAGATGCGCACCGTGTTGGCGGATCCCGCCAGTGCGGCCAGCAGCCCGTCCATCACGCCAGCCTGCACGCGCCCCAGCGGCTCGAAGCTGGCCTCCGCCACCCAGCGCGCGCCCTCCCGCCGCAGCACCTGCGTGGCGCGGGTGACCGGCGAGACAAAGCGGAGCGTGTTGTGCTGAAGGTAGAAGCTGAGGCGGCTCGGCCGCAGCGTGGCGGGCCAAGTGTATTCGGTCATGCCCTAACCCCGCACGATGGAGGTGGCGCTGCCGCCGCGGCGGATGGCGTCGAGCGTGGCCGCGCTGGCCTGGCGCACGATCTGCGCCGAGAGCACACGCAGCCGCGCCTCGACACCGGCATCCGCGCCGCGCGCATCGATGGTGATGCTCTGGTTGATGACGGGACCACCCGGCGCCATGCCGTTGGGCAGCACGGTGCCGCTGCGGTTCGGCACGAACCATTCGGGCCCGCGCTCGCCGACGATGTAGGGCTGGCCACCCGCCACCGGCCCGCCCTCGGCGCGGAACAACCCGCCCAGTGCCGAGCCGATCCCGGAGAAGATCGAGCCGAAGTCGAAGCCGGCCAGGCTGGAGGTCACCGCCGTGCCCAGTGGCTCGGTGATGGTGCGGCGGACGACGATGCGGGCGATGTCCTGCAGGATGCCCTGCAGCACCTTCGAGAAACTCTCGCCCTTGATGATCGCGTCCTCGAAGGCGCTGGAGAAGGTCAGGCCCAACTCCCGCGCCGTGTTGCTGGTGCGCTCGGTCGCCTGCTGCACGCGCTGCTGGCTGCGCTCCAGCTCCTCCAGCGCGGCATTGGCCTCGCGCGAGACGGTCTCGTCGGGGATGGGCTGGCCGATGCGCTCGGCGCGTTCCACCAGCCGGCCGAGGGTTTCGAGGCGCCGGGTGTAGCGTTCCTGGGCGTTCTCGTTGTTCTGGATCAGTCGCTCGCGCTCGCGGATGATGTCGTTGATCTCGCGCTCGGCCTCGCGGTCGGGGCGCGGGATGCTGGCCACGCGGCGGGTGGTGCCCTCGATGCGGCGCAGCGCCTCGTCGCGTTCCCGCAGGGCGAGCGTTTCCAGCTGGGTACGATCCGCGGCGGTGATGCCGCCCGCAGCCTCCGCCTCTCGCAGGCGGCGGACGCGGTCCTCGTACTCGCTGTTGATCCGGAAGCGGTCGTCCAGCGCCTTGCGGAGTTCCTCGGCATCCGCGGCGGTGCGCCGGCGCCGGGCCTCGGCGGCCTGGGCGGCGGCGGCCTCCTGCTCGGTGCGCTGGCGCTCGCCGGCGGCCTGCTCGCCGCGGGTGATCTCCTCCTGCAGTTCGGCATACTGGCGGCGGAGTTCCTCCAGCCGGGCAGCGCGATCCACGCCCGCCTGCTGCTGGGCGGTGCCGACCAGGCCGCCGCGGATCGAACCACGACGCGGCTGCGAGCGGAGGCTGTCGCGGCCGTCGTTCTCCGCCTCGAGGCGGGCGATCTGGGCGCGCAGGGCCTCGGCCTGGGCGCGACGGTTAGCCTCCTGCTCGCTGGGCAGCAGCAGCCCGGAGCCGCGCCGTACGCCGTCCAGCACGCGGGCGGCACCGGAGAGGGCGCGGGCCAGGGCGTTGGACAGGCCGATGGCCTGGTCCAGTCGGGCGAGGAACTGGTCGGCCGCGGCGGTGAGCTGCCCGAAGGCGCGGCCGACGGAGAGCGGTGCCCGCTCGAATTCGCCATTCAGCCGCTCGACGGCGCGCAGCAGCGCGGGGAAGACCGTGTCGGCGGTGAGCTTGCCCTCGGAGCCGAGCTTGCGGAGCTCGCCTATGGAGACGCCGAGCTCGCGCGCCAGCGCCTGCGCCAGGGTGGGCAGGCCTTCGAGGATGCTGCGCAGCTCATCGCCCTGTAGCGTGCCGGAGGCCAGGGCCTGGGCCAGCTGCTGGGTGGAGGAAGCGATCTCCTGCTGGCTGGCGCCGGAGGCAATGGCGATGCGCTGCAACCCGCCGACCAGCGTGGCGACCTGGTCGGAGGTGGCTCCGATCTCGCGGGCCGCGATCGAGAAGCGGGCGAAGGCGTCCACGCTCTCGCGCACGGCGACGCCGGTCTGCAGGCTGTCGCGGTAGAGGCGGTCGTAGATCTCACCGGCGCGCTCGACCGAGCCGAGCGCGGTGTTCAGCCGGCCCATGGACTGGGTGAGCGCATCGCCCGCCACGACCACGGCACGCAGGCCGGCGGCGAGACCGGCGATCTGGACGCCGCGCACGGCGACGTCGAGCAGGTCGAGCGCGCGGGAGGCGCGATCGGCGCCGCCCTGGATGCGCTCCAGGCTGCGCTGGCCGGTCTCACCGACCTCGCGCAGCTCCTGCTTGACCCGGGCGGCGTCGTCCAGCGACAGCCGGACCGAGACGCGGCGGGTGGCGTCAGCCATGGGTCACGCCTCCCGGGTCGGTCGGATGGTCAGTGCGGCGAGCTGCGCTGCCGGCGGCGAGGCCCATGCGCATGGCCAGCAGCAGTTCGGCCGCGGCCCAGCCCGTGGCGCCCATCTCGCGGGCAGTGGCGAGTGCGGCCGGCATGTCGAGATCGAGGCCAGCCATCGTCGCTGTGGCGCAGGTGGTGCCGGCGGCCCAGCACGCGGCGCCTTCGACACTGGCCGGGGCGTGGGCGGCGTAGGGACAGGCGAGGCCGCAGTCGCGATCGAGGGCCGCGCAGCCGCGGCAGTAGTCAGGGCCCTGGCCGAAGTGCCATTCGGCCCGAGCCCTTAGCCGTTTCCCTCCAGGGCCACGGTGGCGACCGGGCCGGTGGCGCGATCCCAGAAGGCGGCGGCCATCTCGTCCATGTCCATGAGCCGCTCTACGGCCTCGGGCGAGAGCGGAAGCGGCTTGCCGGCGGCGTCGCCCACGCCCTCCCAGGCAGTGACGGCATGACGGGCGAGCGCCTTGACCAGGAATGCGAAGGCGAGGCCGCGGGCCATGTCGGGGTCGAGGTCGGCCTCCGCGGCTCGCAGCGCGCCGAGGCGACGGGCAGAGCCGGCCTGGGCCGCGGCCATGACGGCGGTGGTGACGGGGCGGATTTCCACGCGGACGCCGCGGGGAAGGTCGAGCCAGTAGGGTTCCGTGGGAAGATCGAGGGTGAGCATGGAAATTCGCCCCTTCATGGGTTATGTAGGTTGCGTAGTTTAAGGAGTGCGACCGATGCCCGAGCCGATGCTCAAGGTGGGCGCTGCCGAGGCCCAGCGGAATTTCGGTCTCTACCAGGACAAGGCGTTGATCCAGCCAGTCGCCATCACGCGCAATGGCCGAACGAGGACGGTGATGATCTCGATCGAGGAATACGAGCGCCTGAAGCGGCGCGACCGTCAGGTGATGAGGACCGAGGACGCCCCCCAGGACGTCGTGGACGCGATCCTGAACGCCGCGATCCCAGAGGACACCAAGCAGTTCGACCATGAGGTCCGATAGCTGGCCCCTCCCGGGTGTCGGCGACGTTCTGCGCTACGCCTACCTCTGGAGCCATGAGCACGACCGAGGCCGGGAGGAAGGTGCGAAGGATCGGCCTTGCGCGGTCGTAATGCTCATCCGCCGTGACGACGGCACAGACCAGGTTGCGGTTCTGCCGATCACCTCGGCCAAGCCTGAGGATGATGGTGCCGGCGTTGAAATCCCTGCCGCAACACGCGCGCGGCTCGGCCTGCAACGTGAGCCCTGCTGGGTGGTGGTGAGCGAATTGAACCTGTTCTGTTGGCCGGGTCCGGACCTCCGGCCACTTGAAGCTGGCGAGGGGTCATTCGTCTATGGTCGACTGCCGCGGGAGCTGCTGCTGCGGATCCGTGGGGCACTTCGGCTCTGGCGTGAGCGGCAGCCGACGCGTGCGGTCCGAAGGACTGAATGAGGGCGACTACGCCCTTCGCATGCGGCGGCGCTTCACCTCGCGAATAGAGATTCCATTGGCTTGGGCGAGCTCGCGGTTGGTGAACTTCGGATCGTAAACCGGGCGCTCGCGAACCTGCCGCCGGACAGCCTCTAACGCAAATTCTTGTAGCCTGTCGTTGAGTATCGTCTGAATTTTTGAACGAAGATCTTCGATGAGAGTTTCGCGGCGCCTACAGATCCGTGCTTCAGCTTCCCTGCTTGCCTCCGCCAGGTCTGATTCCATCGAAGCAATCAGGTTGGTTATGGATATTTGATGGCTCTCAATGTGCTGATTAATCTGTCTTGTAGTGAGTGATTTCTGAGCGATAACCGAAAGGCGAATTTCTTCTTTTGCCTTTTCGATCATTTCCAATTTTTGCTCAGTAATTTTTTTCTGCTCAGATTTGATTGCCTTCGAAGTTTGGGACTCTAATTTTTCAAGGATGTTTCGAACGTCGCTGGTTACGCGCTCCGCGAGCGGCTTCGCTTCATCCTGAGCAAGCAGTTCGATCATCACTGCCAGTGCGGCGCTCTTTACGACTGGGTCGAACAGCAAACCCGGTAGGTGACCTGCAATTGCTTCGCGTCCGGTAGGTGACGCGAGCAGCGCAGCTACCTCCTTGGCGGCTAGTTCCTTGATTGAACGTTCAGTCCAGAGCATTTCGCCGCCTCCTGGCGAGTGGTGGGCGGCTCACAACGATCAGAGGGTCCCGGGCCGGCCTGTCCGCCTTCATCTCGCCTTGAGGGGCTACGACGATTCGGGTCAATCTGCCGCCCCACTCTGGATAATGCCCCACCGCCTAGTCGGAAGGACGTCGGGCAGGTCACTTCCTGCGATGCGGCCCACGTCCGCATTTCCTCTTCCGATCCACAGCCAAAGTGGCGACACCCGTGTTGAGGCCGGTCAGTTGCCGATCGCTGCTCCCGCGAAAGGTCGAGTGACTGGCATTCTGCCTAACTGATTCACCTCCACAATCTCCGGAGAACCACCCCCGGCAGTGCAGTCTCACTGGTTAGGCGAGTCTGGGCCGTTGTGAGCCAGGGTTGATGTTAGCGATGCATTCTGGATTAGGACAACGTCGCGTGACCCAGGGGCCTTCTTGCCGAGCTCGAGGTCACGCGTACTCCGCCCCCGCCTGCTGGTTCCGCAGCACTGCCGTCATCATGCGCGTCGCCGTCGCGTTGAACGCGGCGCGGAAGTCGAAGCTCGCCTCAACGCCTGCCGGGCCCTCGATCGGGGTCTTGGCCAGCGCCAGATAGACCTCGTGCAGCGTGATCGTCAGGCTGCGGTTGGCGTCTATGGTGAAGGCCAGGGCGAACTCCGCCGAGGTACCCGCCTGCGCCTGAGCCAGCACCGTCGTGTTCTCGAAGCGCACGGTGATCTGGCCGGTGCAGCGCGCGATGCCGGGATCCACGCCCTCCACCCGGCGATCGGCGCGGATGGTGCGCACCGCCTCCATCCCGTTCGTATAAGTGAGCCGCGCGCCGGTGACCTGCGCCAGTGCCGCTGCGCTGCGGGTGATGGACCCCTGCGCCTTGTTGAAAGCCGTATAGGCCGCGGAGGTCGGCGTGCCGCCTGACGTCGCGCCCGTGCGCGCAGAGCCCTGGCCCAGCAGCCCGAAGGTCGCGGTGGCCGCGCCGGTCGGCGTGAAGTCCAGCTCAAGCGTGTCGGCGCGCACGCCCGTGCAGACGTCGAAGGACGGCACGTCCGGATAGCCGATCTCCATCGCGTTGCTCGGCAGCGACGCCGCGCCCGAGCCGAAGGTGTGGATGAAATTCGTCGTGCCGGTGGTGGTGGGCGCACCGAGCAGTAGCCGCAGCCAATGGCCAATGTTGATGAGATCGACCGGCACCACCGCCTGACCAGCGACCGTCACTGTGTCGAGGAAGGGCGCGGCCGGATCGCGATTGCTGCCCACGCCGATGACGTCGGCATCCAGCAGCGGCTGCTCGGCGCCGAGGTCGCAGGACAGAAACGGCATGCGCCGCCAATTGCCGCCCGGCGCGGTGCCATAGGTGGATTCGGGAAAGGTCAGCAGGCGGCAATTCGCGCCAATGGCACGGGGCATGGTCGTTCTCCTGAAGGGGGATCAGGCCAGCGGCGAGCCGGCGACGGTGAACCAGAGGGTGACGGGGATGGCGGCAGCGCGGGCCGCGGCGGCCCCCTCGAACTCAACATCCTCGAAGGCTGCGCTGCCGGGCTGCGCCCATTCGACGGTGCCGCCGAGGGTGCGGTTGGCGGTGATGGCCGCGGCGACATCGACCAGCAGGGCGTCGAGCATCGTGTTGCGCGCGGCGGGCGTGGCGCCGGCGACGGTGATCTCGACTTCTGCGCGATGCTCAACCTGCCAGGCCAGCGGCGAGAGGATGGGCGTTTCCTCCACCGTCTCGCCGTCGCGAACGACGACCAGTCCACCGGCGGGAATGCGCTGCGGGATGGTCTCGCCGCGCAATACGACCGGTGCTGGGTTCCGTGCCGCCAGCGACGCGACAAGGCGGCTGTGCAGGGCGGCGATGGCGGCCTCGCGCGCGCTCACGCGGCCCTCCCGCTCTCGCGTTCCCATGCCGCGACGAAGCGGCCCGGCAGGCGCCGCAGCCCACGCTCGGCCGCGCCGCGTACGTCGAGCCGCTTGGCGAGCTTCACCTGGGGCAGCAGGAGGAACATCGGCACCATTCCCTGCTCCAGCAGACCCCGTGCCCAGGCCTTACGCCCCTTGCGGTTGGCGGTGCCGACTTCCGTGACACCGCCCGCCACCAGCCGGGTCCGGCGCCGCCGCCCGGTCTGCTCGCCCTGGCGCAGCGGCAGGCACCAGACGAAGCCGCGCCCCGACTTAAACGGCCGCAGGAAGGCCTGGCCCGAGGCGACCATCTGCGCGGGCGTCACGCGCATGCCCTTCTCGCCACGCCCCCGACGTCCGCGCGCCGCGTTGAAGCCTGTCGGAATGGCCAGGAACTTCCCGCCACCCTTCGCGCGGATCAATGCGCCACGCTCGAAGGCGTCGATGACGTTCGGGACCTTGGTGAAGACCAGCCCCGCCGGCCGCAGCGACTGCCCAGAGCGTGGGAAGATCATCGATCGCCAGGCATTGGCGATGCCGCGCGCGTTGCCCGAAAAGGCGGTGGTGACCTGCCGGCGCAGCTCAGCCTTCACCTGGTCGGTCTCGGCACGGATGGCAGTCATGGCCGCGCGCTCGCCCGCCTTCACCTCGTCGGCCAGCACCTTGCGGAGATCGCCCACGATGTTGGCACCGAGCCGCACGGATCAGCGCCCGCCGAACTTACGGCTGAGGATCCGCAGGAGCAGGTCGTGCAGCGCGGCGTAGCCGAGCGTGCCGGCGAGCCAGGCCACCGCAAACAGCCACCAGCCATCGAGTTCGAAGGCATGGGCGATCAGCCAGGCGCCGGTGCCGAGGCTGCCGCCCGCCAGCGCGTGCAGCAGATAGGCGCGGGTCAGCAGCGGTCGGTCGGTGGAGGAGAAGCGCGCCATCGCCCCGAGCGCACCCAGGGCGCCGGCGAGCAATGCCTCGCCGACGATGCCGCCGATGCGCTCCGGGTCGATCATGACGGTGCTCCTATCGGCGGCAGAAGACCCGCCAGGCGATGCCTGCGGTGTCCCCCTCGGCGTGCTGGACGGTCAGGATGTCGGTGCCGAGCGTGAAGGTGTCGTCGGCCTCGACCGCGGGCAGCACGGAGATGGCCACCGTCAGCACGTCGCTGGCCTGGATGACGCTGGTGCTGAAGGCGTCGCCGAGCCGGTCCGGCGCCGAGCGGACCACGCGCAGCAGCACCGGCGCCCCGGTCCCGCCCGCGCGATAGGTCGCAGTCGCGCCGATATTCGGATCCGCGGCCAGCGCATCCATGGCCGCGGCGAAGGCGCTCACGCTGGCCGCCGCAGCCGCCAGGCGAGCACGCCGACGACCGCTGCCACGATGACCGCGATGGCGACGGCGGGCGCCAGCGTGCCCAGCGCCTGAATGGCGGGGGCGGCCTGCGCCACCGCGGTGGCGATGCCCGCCGCACCCACCAGCACGGCACCGCGGCCGGTGCCGGTGATGGCGGCCACCTCCCGCAGGGTCATCGGCGACGCCGGTGGCACCCCGGCCAGGGTCAGGGCCCGGTCGATCACCGCGGCCGGATAGGTCAGGCCGGCGCATTCGTGGTGGATGATGGCCTCCACCAGCGGGCGGAGGTGATCGTGCCGATGCAGGTCGATCGCATCGTCCGGCCCGACCCCGATCCGCCGCGCCACCACGGCGATGTACGCGGCGGTGTCGTTCTCCACCTTCGGTGCCCAGCGCTCGATGATCGCGCGCGGCGTCCGCAGCTTGTGCCGGTCCTGGTAGGTGACCAGCAGGGCGGCGAGCGCGCGGATGCCGAACTCGTGGCTGGTGAAGCGGCAGAAGCGCCCGTCCGAGGGCGGCTCAGCCAGCCCCTGCCACTTATTGGACGGGACATGCTCGATGTTCCCCGGGTTGCGGTTGCGATAGCCCCGGGTGGCCTTGGGATCGATGCTCATGCGCCGGACGCCGGAACGCGCAGCAGCACGGCGCGGACGGTGGTGTCCGCCGCGAGCGCCGCCACCGTGGCCATCCCCACCTGAAAATTGCCGGTGGCCGTGGTGGTCAGACGGCGGTTGGTGTTGTCCCAGAAGACACGCGCGCCGGCGGTGATGGCCAGCGCCGGCTCCTTGGTGATGTCGAACACGCCCTTGGTCTGGCATTCGATGACGGCGTTCTGCACGCCATCGACGGCGGCCACGCCGAAGAGCGCGCCGACCAGGACGCCCTGGCCGGAGGTGACGCCACCCGCATAGGGGACGGCCAGCGCCAGGCTGTCGCCGGGCTGCACGTAGTTGCGCATGGTGATGAGGTCTCCAGTGTTGGTGGGGGTGGCGCGAGCCCGGATGCAGCAGCCGAGGCCGGGCACGGGGTTGCGTGAAGTAGTGCATTTCACTATTATCGAGCGATGGACACCGCCATCTCCGCCGCCGACGCCAACCGCGCCTTCTCCCGCCTGCTCCGCGAGGTCAGGGAGGAAGGCCGCAGCTTTGTCGTGACCGCCCACGGCAAGCCCGTGGCGCGGCTCGTGCCCTGTGACGCCGCCGATGCCGCGCGCGGAGCGGCGAGAGCCGAGTTGCTGGCACGGCTTGCCGCGCAGCCCGTGGTCGATGTCGGCCGCTGGAGCCGCGACGATCTGTACGAGCGCTGAGATGCGTCTGGCGCTCGATACCAATGTCCTGGCCTACGCCGAGGGCGTGAACGGCGAGGATCGGAAGGCCACCGCGCTCGATATCCTGCGTGGATTCGACGGCGCGGATGTGCTGGTCCCCGCACAGGCACTCGGCGAGCTGTTCGTCGTGCTGACGCGCAAGGCCCGGCGTGAGCCTGCCGATGCCCGCACCGCGGTCCTCGCTTGGTCCGACAGCTATCCGGTGATCGGCACCACGCCGGCCGTGATGGTCGAGGCGATGGAGATCGCCACCACACATCGCCTGGCGCTGTGGGATTCCGTCATGCTGGCGGCGGCTGCGCAGGCGGATTGCCGGATGCTGCTCTCCGAGGACATGCAGCACGGGTTCACCTGGCGTGGCGTGACGGTCCACAACCCCTTCGCCACCACCAAGCTGTGACGGTGACAAAGGGATGCCTGATCAGGTGCCCGGGTTGAACCAGGCGCCGCGCCAGTCGATGGCGCCGACGCCGAAGTCGAAGATCACCGACACCTCGACGCCATCGACGCCCTGGACGTTGCCCGTGGTCACCTGCGGTCCCTCGGCGCCGTTCAGGTAGCCATAGACGTAGACCGGCGCCGCCATCGGATCCGAGAACAGGTACCAGCGATTGGCCGGGATCAACGGCTCCACCAGCGGCTGCACAAAGCCGGCGTAGACGTTCGCGTTCGAGGTCTGCGTCGCCTGGACGGAAACGGTGAGCTGCCGCGCCGCCAGTTCCTGGTTCGGCCCGACCAGCAGGCGCATCTGCGCGCCGACCGCGATGGGCAGGCCGTCGAGGGTCTTCTGGCGCATCACCGCGGCACGGCCCAGCGCCAGGTTCGGCAGGTCGAGCGCAGTGCCAGCGCCCGCCTTGTTGGCCCGCGCCGCTGCCGTGCCGAACACCGCCGCCGCGCCGGTGGTGAGCGTCGGCCCGTCGCCGGCCGCGCTGTTCACCAGCGCATAGGCTGTGGCGTTCTCGAAGTCGGCGACGCGGCGGCCGATCATGCTGGCGAAGTCGGTGAAGGCGCCGAGGTCGTCATTCACCAGCATCTGCCGCGTGACGCGGATGCGCCGGGCGAAGGTCTGCAGGAACACCAGCTCCTGGCTCTCGGACATGGTGCCGGCCTGGACCTCGCCATTCTCCGACAGCGGCAGCAGCGTCGGGAAGTCGCCGACGCGGAGATGGCGATGCGGCTTGAAGTCGCGGAAATCGCGCCGGAGGAACAGCGTCCGGTAGGTGGGCGCCGCGGGCGCATAGGCCGCCAGCAACATCTTGTTGGCCGCAGCCGAGAGCAGCGCGGGGAAGTCGGAGGTGGTGTGGAAGGCGCGCTCGGCGAGGATGGTCGGGTTGCGCGGGACGTTGCGCTCGCCGCGGGCGCGCAGCAGCTCGCCGATCATGTCGGAGGGGCGCCAGCCCATGAACTCCGTGTGGCGACCGGTCGCCGGCGCCTGGTAGCCGGGCATGGTGCGGGCGGCGAGCGCCTCGGCCATGGCGTCGAGGAGCTGCGACGGGTCGTCGTTGGAGGGGCCGGTGTCGGGACGCGCCGGCAGGGAGGGACGCGCGGCGCCGCTGGTGAAGGCGTCCCACAGCCGGCCGCGCAGCACCTCCGGGGAGACGCGGTCGCGGATGGCGGCCTCACGCATCGTGTCGAGCATGTCGGCGGTCACCAGGCCACGGGCGGCGGCCAGGACCGGCTCGTAGCCAGCGATGCGCTCCACCGCGGCGCGCTCGGCCTCGGCGCGGATGGCGTCGAGGTCGGGCACCGGCGGCACGGCGCGGGTCGGCTCGGGCGGCGCGGTGGACGGGGTGCTGGCGGGCGTCGTGGTCACGGGGATCTCCTGGTGCGGGATGGTGGGTGGCGCGGGCGGCGCTGGTGCGGGACCCGGCGAAGCCGGCGTCGTCTCGGGCATGGGTGGTTCCTCGGTGATGGTCAGGGCAGGTTCGATGGCCGTGGCGGGGGTGCCCTGGTCTCCCTCGCCACGGACGACGGCGGCCGCGTCCACCGGGACGGGCACGATCGAGATTTCGTAGGGCTCCCAATCCACGGCGCGGTGGATGGTCTGGCCGGTGGCGGCGTCAGGGCGCGGGTCATACCGATGCACACGGTAGCCGACA